ACTGCAAGTTCTAAGTGAACAAATCGGTTAGCTAACGGAGCCGGCATACGATATGTAACACCTTTATCAGCATCACGGTTACCTGCCGCAACAATAAGAACATTGTCTGGTAGTACATATTGTCCTACCTTACGGTTAAGAATCAACTGATATGCTGCCGCTTGTACTGCTGGCGCTGCCGAATTCATTTCGTCTAAGAACAAAATAATGTTTTTATACTTTGTTGCCATTTCAGCAGTTGGAAGTTCTGCTGGAGCAGCCCATACCATTGCGTTATCGTTTGCAGAGTAATATGGAATACCTTTAATGTCAGTAGGTTCCCATAATGACAAACGAATGTCAATTACATATGCTTCCATGTATTCACCAATTTGGTGAACAATATCCGATTTACCAATTCCTGGAGGACCCCATAGGAAGATCGGACGTTTTTTCTTAAGTGCATGTTTAATGCTATTTTTTGCCGAGTTCGGGCTTACAGTGCGAGTTGCTACATTTTCCATAGTATTTTTCCCTCTTGTGGTACAGTGCTAAATTTCTTACTATACATATAGTATACACTCTACAAGTTAAATGTCAAGTGTTTTTGATAATTTTATTTGGATTTTTCTTGGCGATTCATAGCCTTAGTTAGTCCATACTTACGTAGATCTCCGCTAAAAAGGTGCAATTCCATTGCTTTCTTTTCGCTTGTTACATGTATAGCTCTATTACTAAGGTAATAAGGACAATCAATAAAGTTGTCTAAAAAGATAATAACTTGTGTAGTTACGGGCATATCTTTTGGAAAAGGAATTTCATATGTTGCTAGTTCTATTTCAGTTAATACATCAAATCCGGCGTCTGTTAATCTTAGTCCGCCTGCTTCTCTAGTATTCTTCCACCATAACGGCAAATATTCTTTAACTGTAATATCGTTTGATGTTTTACCTAGCTGATTTAAGAATATTTTTGTATACGTATCTTTCCAGTTCATTGCTCTTCTATTTCTAATTCACCTTGCGATAACTTATATACCGCAAATTCATCAGTATTAAACATGTCGTTTAATTTCTTTGCAAGGTTATGTGCGTGTCCGGGATTAGAGAATGATACCTTTTTATATTTAGGTCCTGGATAATTTGTAATTGAATTCAAGCTCTTAAGATTGAAAGGCTTGCCGTTGTAGAACACAGCCCAGATGGCTTCTGCATCTAGGACTTGTTCGGCCCTATAGGTCTTTTTATCTATGTGTTCTAGCAATACGGTGGGTTTTGGCCTACTCATATACGTATACTCCTTAAAATTATATACGCATATATTTATCTTTTTTTGAGGTTATCTACGTAGTTTATTTCCAACCAGATCCGCCATCTAAGCGAACTTCTACAGGCTCGTTTGAGCCTGCATTATCTTTTACGTATCTTTCTAGGTCACCTTCAAGCCTTGCCATAACAATACCTAATGTATATGCTAGATTTTTTGCTTGTTGAAGATTAAGTTTTACTTCTCGAGCATTGCCCATATCTGCACTTTTTACTTGCGATATAAACTGTTGTATACTAGAAGTGTTTAATGGTTCATTTTGCATTTGCTTTACTCAATGCTTGTCTCATTTCAATATCAGTCTTAAACGGTCCTTGAGTTTCATACCGTTCTACAGTTATTAGTTTAGGACAAAAAGATTTAACCCAACCTTTTTCGAAATGAATAATAAAGTATCCTGCACAATACAAACTTTTTGATTGCTCACTTTTTGTAAATAAAGAAAGTTTACGTTTTACATCAAATAATGGGTTATATGGATCTGTACTAGTTGGAAATCCGTATACGTTTCTTTCTTTAGGTGATTCTATTTCTTCGTTAACTTGATTAAAGAATACACCGTTTCCGAATACCTTCTTTAATGCACGTTCGCTATCAAAGTATTTTGTCCCTTCAGGACCGCTGAACATAAATTTATCTTCAGAAATACTTAAAGTACCAACTCGAACACCTTCATCTTCAAGGATCCAAAATTTATCTTTAAGAATTGTTTTTGTTTTAATCATTTAGGGTACCTCGCTTGTAATGGTTCTGCAAAACTCGCTGCCTGGTCTGCAATACGTTGCATATCCCATTTAGCACAGAACTTCATAAGACGCATACCAACTTGTGTAATGTCTTTAGGTTCTACTTCTGCAATAGTGTTATTAATTATCTCTTTAATTTCTGCAGGTTGTGCAGATAAATCGCATAGTACAACATTTCGATTATAATCATCTAAGACACGATGTTCCACACCGTTATGATCGACCCAACGCTGTAGCATAAGATTATTCCAGTTATAACCTTTCGCGGACTTATCGTCATATGCTTCCAATAGGCCAACTTTATTCTTTGTACCTTTCTTACGAACGCCTGGATAAGCAGAGAAAACATTGTCACTTGTATCACCTCGCATACATTTTTCAAATAGTAGCCATTGCGGATCGGGCGCAGGCTTTACTTCTTTAGTTTTTTTATCTATAACAGGTTCGCCTTTATCTGTAAAGTAACCTTCGTGTGTAATAGTTGTATTACTAACACCATTGTATTGTTTTACGTTAGGAGCAATAAGTTGTGCAAAGTCACCGTCAGTACTAATTATAACATGATCATCGTTAGGATGACTTTGCACCCATCCTGCAATTAGATCATCTGCTTCTAATTGTGGATGTCTGATCATTGTACAGTTAGTTTTTGTACTGACAAAATCTTTAAATTCGTCAAAGATCTCCCAAAACACAGTATCTTCTTCTTGCTGTGTAGGAGTCATTGCATCACGAGTTTCTTGTCTGTTACGCTTGTACGGCTCGTAATAGTCTTTACGCCAGCTACGTCCTTCTAAGCAGAACACAACATGATCTGCATTAAAGTCTGTCCAAGCCTTCTTAACACTATTAAGCGTAATGTGTAACGCCATACCTACTTTAGTATCTAGGTCGCCACGTACTACGTGTCGTGCTCTAAAGAAAGTATTTGCTGTATCAACTAGTATGTAAGTTGCCATTTAATTCCTCGTCAATATAACGTTTTAATTCGTGGTCACCAACATCTTCAGGTATCTCATTCTTGTAAAATAATCGATAACTATCACTGCCGTATTTTCCAATTCCATATAACATTGTAGCATCGTTTCCGTCCCATGTCAAGAAGTCTTCACTCATTTTACGCAAACGCTTTTCTCGCACATTTACCATTCCTAACGGTTGTATAATACTCTTAATTGCTTCAGATGTTGTATTAAGTAGTTGTATTGGTGTAGGACATAGTACAAAAAGAGCAGGAAGAACACGCTTAACTTGCTTTCGATTAGTTTGATTTAGGCAGATAACACTAACCATATGTTGCCATACAGTAGATACTTGTTGTTGCACCATTAGATCGTCACGCATTAATCATCTCCGTCTAACCACGGCTGATACCATGCTTCCCAATCCATATTAAAACTTTCGTCTTGTTCAGCATAGTGTTTTGCTTCTTCTAGTAGTCCTGGATGTTGCTCTAGCATTTCACGGAAGTAGCCTGCTTGTTCTTCACTTGCTTCTTCACGCATTTCCTCATCATTTTCTTCGTCTGCCGCAATCCAACTATCCCAAGCGGCATTGTGTGCATCTTCATTTAGATCGAAAATAAGATCATATACTTCTTCTTTAGTTCTCATGATACTTCACTTTTACCTTTGTCAATTGGAACAACATTAATATAGCCGGCACCTCGATCTGTATCCATGCCTTCTTCTTCTAGCATATTATACACAATATCACGGAACCAACGATCTACAATTTGTTCGTCAAGGTCTCCGTCTTCACCGTAGCCTGCTTTTTTAAGATCTTTAATAAAATATTCATTCCAGTCCATTTCAAAAAAGCCGTTGCGTACATTGTCTTTGTTTACTTTTACATCTAGTACACTTATCCAAGGCTCTTTACGCTTAGTAGCATAAGCCTTAGGATCTTTTTTCTTTAGAACTTGCATAGATTCTTCTTCGACTCGTGCCTTTTCTTCAGCAATACGAGCTTCTTCCTTGTCAAGTCCTGTTATTTTTTTAAAGAACTGTTTCATAGTCCTGCCTCCCTTACACGATCTTCAAGAGTTTCTTGTTTCTTTTTAGATCGTTTAGTTTCTTGTTGTTTAAAATCATCTGGATCAAACGCATTCTCAAGTCCCCCACGCATTTCCGAATAAGGAGATGTGGAGTCTTGGGGTAAATCGCCATCCTCTTTCCATACACGCTTCTGCGACTTCTTGAACATTGAGATTATACTCTTCCGAACGTCCGCCAAGCGGCATAAGATATACTGGACACTCGATGCCTCCGTCGCGATATGCTTGAACAGCTCTAGTAACTTCTTCGAAATCGTCAGCAGTAGCGACAACAAACTTGAGATACATGTCACTACCGTCAACAAGGCTATACTCACGAGCGACAGTAGGCAATATAGCAGTATCCCAAGGTTCTCCGCTAACACTAAGTTTTGGGGAACAAGACCACGTGACTGTAAATCTATCTTGATCTGTAAGATAGTTAAAGAAGTCGTCGTGTAAAGTTTGTGTAGTGTTTGTTTCAAATGTAACATTTTTTAAGTCCTGCATCTTTGGATGCTCAAATAAATCAATGTAGAGTCGCTGCCATCCTAGCAGTGGCTCTCCACCGGTTAATATTAAGTGAACATCTTGACCATTGTCCATTGTCCACTTTCCTTCTGGTGTTAGACTTAGTAAGTGTTCAACTACTTCGTCTACAGTTTTATCCATCATAAACTTTTTAAATTCAGGATAGATACTTGCATATGTATCACAACCTGTGTGTATAATAGGCAAATCTTCAAATCTTTCTACAGTCTCAATGATATTGTTATCTAGTAACTGTTTTACTTCAGCATTGTGTTTAATACCATTTTTTTGTTTTTCGTTACGCATAGGTTCGTTCTTTAAGCCAAAGTTCATGCAACGAAAGTTACAACCAAATGTACGCAAGAATACACTAGGGACTCCAACAAACTTGCCTTCGCCCTGTACACTATAAAATGCTTCGCTATATCTTAGTTTCATCTTTTAATACTCCAAACTGTATGTTGCCTGCTATTGTTATTCTAGTTTCGTCTGAACTGTAAAACGGTGAAACACTATGTTTAAGTTTTGCTGGAAAAATAATCATTTTATTTTCCCATGTTTTATCAATTCTTAAATCTTCTCTGTGTATATTTCCTAATACATCTGTATAGTAAAAAGAAAAGTCACCTGAGTTAGGATTACAAGAATTGCCCGGTGATGATTCTATTTCTTCGTCTAATGCAAATGGTATTTTTAAAAATATCACAAAACTTGCAATACCTGGATGTGTATGTGCAGGATTATATTCGTGTTTCTTTTGTATAGATACCCAAGCATCGTTCATTACAAATGGTAAATCAGATGTTAAAACACTGTAGTTTCTATTTACATAGTTGTATTTTTTATCATAATCACTAAAATACGGAATAACAAGATTTTCTAATTCGTTTAATGATTTGTGCAGTCTGATAGTTTTAGAAATATGACCGTCGACAACATTGTTTAAAATTTCGTTATCAGAACTTTCTATATTTTCTATTTCGTTACATATGTTTGTAAGATCTTGTTTATTTAGATCTACAATATAGTAACCAAGATTATCAAACGTTACATCAGTAATCATATTAACACGCAAATTCCTGCTGTAGTTTAATGTTGTCGAAGAACTCTTTTTTAGTACCAGGATCATTCTTAAATGCACCTTTTAGTACAGTAGTCTGTGTAAGACTACTATGAGCCATAATACCACGATTCTCACAGCAACCGTGTGTTGCTTGAATGTATACACCCAAGTGTTCTGCATTAGTTGCTAGTTGAATTTGCTTTGCAATTTCGTTTGCAAGTTCTTCTTGCAGTGTACCACGTCTAGCACACCATTGTGCGATACGTGTATATTTGCTAAGTCCAATAAGTTTCTCGGCAGCAATAATACCAATGTATGCAGTGCCTACCACTGGCTGGTGATGATGTGAACACATACTCTTTAGTTCTGAACGAACTACAAGCATACCTTCGTATCGTTCTTCTGAATCATTTGGAAATGCTGTTGCCGTCGGCTTTGGATCATAACGTCCTGCCATAATCTCATTAAAGTACATTTTAGCAAGTCGTCTTGCTGTACCTTCTGAATTAGGATCATTAAGGCGATCAATTACAAGTGCATCTAGCACACTTTCAAATGCTCTAGTAGCATCATTGATCAATTCTTCTTTGTCGCCCCTTTGTAGGACTTCTGAAATGTTATCGCCGGCCCAGTAACGGATACCAGCATCTTCTAGTTTTTGTTTAATTTGTCTTGCTTTGCTCATTCATTTCTCCGATGTTGAGGCAGTGGATTGCCGTGTATACTGCACAATTATATACAGTATACACTTATTTAGGTTTTTTGTCAAGTAATTAATCAAAATACTTGTTCAACATTTCTAGACGATCATGTGCAGTTGCCATTGCGTCTAGTTCTTTCTGAATTGTTTCAACAATATCAGAATGTTCGCCAATACCTACAACTTTTTCCATGTAAACATCGACATTAGTTTTGTGCAATTCAATCTCCGCTTCTGCGTGTTTCCTTGCCGCATTAATAAGATTTTGTTTCAAGTCCATACATTCCTTTCCTTTTAGTATTTTTGTTTAGATGGAATGACGCCTCGGACGC